AGCTTGGTCTGACTACCGTTATAAGCCTAACCGCGTAACCGGTGAAATGCGCTCTGCCTATGAACAGTCTCTTGATATTTGGCACTTGGCGGATGACTATGCGAGTCTTCCGTCACTCTCTGATAGTTGGATTCGCGAGGATAAGAATACTGTTGACCGTGTTCTTGCTGTTAAGTCTTCTGTTTCTGACCAGCTTTTTGCCGATATCTATGTTTCTAACCGCGCTACACGTCCGATGCCGTTGTATTCCGTTCCTGGCCTTATTGACCATCACTAAATACCTGTTATAGTGGGGGCGTTTGCCCCCACTTTTTTGAAAGGAGATTTACATGTCTGATTATTCTTTGGCTTTGAATTCTGGTGCGAATCAGATTGCACAAATGCAGGGCGTTGCTCAAGCTAATAATGCTTGGTCTGCTGGTCAAGCTCAAATCCAGCGTGAATGGCAGGAGCAGCAGAATGCTAAGGCTATGGCTTTTAACCAGAATGAAGCTGCTAAAAATCGTAACTGGCAGGAAATGCTTTCCAATACTGCTCATCAACGTGAAGTGCGTGACCTTATGGCTGCTGGTCTTAATCCTGTTTTATCTGCTATGAATGGAAATGGCGCGTCCGTTGGGTCTGGTGCTACTGCTCAAGGTGTGACTTCTCAAGGTGCGAAAGGTGATACAGATACTTCTGCTAATGGTGCTATTGCAAATCTTTTAGGAAGTATCCTGAGTGCTCAAACGCAAATTCAAGCCGCTAATATCAATGCTCGCACGCAAGAAGCTGTTGCTGATAAGTATACCGCTATGGAAAAGATTGTTGCTGAAACTGCCGCTGCTGCTTCCCGGTATGGTGCAGATACTTCTGCTGGTGCTTCTCGTTATAGTGCTGATACTGCTGCTGGTGCTTCTCGCTATCATTCTGATCGTAGTTATGATGCCTCCCGTTATGGAAGTGATCGCGCTGCTATGGCTTCTATGTTTGGCTCTTCTCAGATGGCGTCTGCATCTCGTTATGGTGCTGATCAGTCCCGTCTTGCTTCTCAGTATGCTTCTGATAAGTCCTCTGCTGCGTCCCGTTATGGTGCTGACAAGTCCTCTGCTGCGTCCCGTTATGGTGCTGACAAGTCCTTTGCTTCGTCCCGCTATGGTGCTGATAAGTCCTTTGATGCTAAGAAGCGTTACGGCAATGGTGGAATGTTTGGTTATATGTCTGGTAACCTTGCTGATGCTTTGACTGAGATTGTAGGAGCTTTCAAGTGATGGATAGTCTTGTTCTTTGTTTGGCTATGTTTGTTGTAGCTGCTTTTTTTTATCTTGTGATTAGAAATTTAATAAGATAATTTTCTTTTATAAAGGAAGCGAAGCGAGTCGCGCCCCCGCGCCAAGCTCCGCTTCTTTTTTGCACTCCTTGCCAAAATGGTATGCAGTTTCTTTCTGCATAAAATCTCGGCTGTCGTATCGCATGCCGAACTCGTGCCCATTACTCTTCTTGATGTAATGGGCACGAGTGACACCAAGACACGCAAACTTTCGTCTATATTTCTAAATAGCTATCTAAATTATTTAATAAATATACGAATATATGCTAAATTTATATTGACATAAAATAAAAAATAGTCTATATTATAAATAAAGTTATAAAAGTAGTTAAAAATTAAGAGGATATTGTATCCCCTTAGTGAGGTGTTTGCTTAGTGTCTTGCTTTCATCCCATGTTGGCTGTCAGCACTGGCTTGAATTCTAATGGCAAGCGTGATATTAAATTTGTCGCTGGCCCTACTGAGTGGGAATCTTATCCTCCTCATGCTCGTTTGAAAATTCCTTGTGGTCGCTGTGTTGGTTGCCGTCTTGAGCGTTCCCGTCAATGGGCTAACCGCTGCATGCTTGAATTGCAGTATCATGAATCAAGTTATTTTGTTACGCTAACTTATGATGATGAGCACGTGCCTGTCACGTACTATTCTGAAAATGATGACGGCGTAGCTCGTTCTGGTTTGACGCTTTGCGCTCGTGATCTTCAGCTTTTTATGAAACGTTTGAGAAAGGAACATTCTTATGAGCGTCTACGCTTCTTTGCCTGTGGCGAGTATGGGTCTACTTCTTGTCGCCCTCATTATCACGCAATTATTTTTGGACTCACTCTCGACGATTTGCGACCCTACAAACGTAGCCCCCAGAACTATGATTATTTCATTAGTGATTCTCTTACTGAGTGTTGGGGTCTCGGCTATGTTGTGGTCGGTGCCGTAACATGGGAGACTTGCGCATATACCGCCCGATATATTATGAAGAAGGCCCTTGGTGAAGGTGCTGAGGTGTATAAGCGTTTTAACATTGAACCTGAGTTCGTGCGAATGTCACGCAAGCCGGGTATTGCTTATCAGTATTACGTTGATCATCCTGACTTGTATCAGTATGAGTATATCAATCTTCCGACCGACAAAGGACAGTTAAAATTTCGTCCGCCTCGGTATTACGACCGTCTTTTTGATGTTGATAATCCTGATGCTATGGCACGGATTAAGTCTAAGCGTCTGCATGCCGCTTTGGTAGATGCTCATAACAAGTCTCTGCAAACGTCTCTTATTGAGCCTGACCGCCTTGCAGTTGAAGAAGCTGCTTTGACGGCTCGCATAAAATCACTTGAAAGGAAGTTATAAAATGCGCAAGAAAACGAAACCCAAGTTGGATAACAAAATTTTCCGTCGCACCGCTGCTCACAGCAAGAAGATCAACATTGACCCTAAAATTTTTCGTGGAGGTATTCGTTTATGAAACTCGGACTTTATTCTATCAAGGACGCCAAAACCGGCTTTATGACCCCTTTGCTTGAGCAGGGAGACCCCGCTGCTCTCCGTAACTTCGCGCATGCTGTGAATCAGCCTGATTCCATTATGCACGATTGCCCCAATGATTTTACCCTTTTCAAGGTTGCTAACTTTGATACTGATAAGGGTATTGACCCTGTGTCCAGTCCTATTCTCATTGCTGATGCTTCGGAGGTGCTGCTTAATGTCTAAGAAGCTGCTACATGTTTTCGGTGCGTTTGTGCTGAAATTCTTTTCCCGCGAAAATGTGTCTGCGCTGGTTGATCAGCTGCTTGATGCGCTTTATGAGAGAGGAGCTGGAAACGAAGATGTTTGATACTCAGTATACCCCGCATAACCGTATTTTTGCAAATTCCGGTTCGCCCGTTAAGGTGCTTTACGGCGGTAGGTATGATGCGAACGGCCGTGTTGTTCTTGAGAAGAAAGGTGAAGAGAATCTTTATGATTATATCCAGTCTTTTCGTGATTCGGTTGATCTTAACGTTATTCTCGCCCGCTTCGCTAATGGCGACGTTGAAGCCCTTAATAAGGTTCAAGGCTTTTATGCAGACGTGTCCGATTTTCCGAAAAATATGTCCGACGCGCTTAACCGTATCAATCAGGCCGAAGAGATGTTTAAGGCTCTTCCGCTTGAAACTCGCCAGAAGTTTGACTGTTCTTTTGAGCAGTTTTTAGCTCAGTCCGGTACTGAGGATTGGTTGTCTAAGATGGGCTTTGAGACCTCTGCGCCGGTAGAGCCCGAGACCCCATCTGCGCCGGTTGTTCCTGATGTTGTAAAGGAGATTAAGAATGAATCGTAATGTTGAATCGCATTTTGCTTTGAATCCCACCCGCATTGACATGTCTCGTTCGACGTTTGACCGTTCGTCCTCTGTCAAGACCTCTTTTAATGTCGGTGATATCGTCCCTTTTTTCCTCGAAGAGGTGCTCCCCGGCGATACGTTCAATGTTCGTACTTCCAAAGTTGTGCGTATGCAGACCCTGCTTACGCCGATGATGGACAATGTTTACCTTGATTCGTACTATTTCTTTGTGCCTAACCGTTTGGTCTGGAATCACTGGAAGGAGTTCAACGGTGAAAATACTGAAAGTGCGTGGATACCTACGACGGAGTATTCTGTACCTCAGATTACGTCGCCTTCCGATGGTTGGTCTGTTGGTACTCTTGCCGATTATTTCGGCTTGCCTACAGGTGTTGGCGGTTTGAGCGTGTCCGCTCTTCCGTTCCGTGCGTATGCTCTTGTCATTAACGAGTGGTTCCGTGATCAGAATTTGCAGGATCCGCTTGTTGTTCCGGTTGATGATGCCACTGTTGCCGGTGTGAATACTGGTAATTTTGTGACCGATTGTGCGAAAGGCGGTCTGCCTTATATCGCTGCTAAGTATCACGACTATTATACAAGCTGTCTCCCAGCTCCACAAAAGGGCAGAGATGTTACCCTTTCGGTTGCTTCGCAGGGTGATTTACCAGTTGTTACAAAAGCGGTTGACTCTCCTCCGTCCTCTTTTGCTGAAGGTTTACGTTTCGGGCTTCTTGGTTCTTCTAATTGGACTGAAAATGGCGGTTCTACTGTTCTTGGTATGAATGGCACTTTTACAGGTACTCGACCCGGTTTCGTTACTAATACTTCCGGCATTTCCGGTGGTTCGCATGGTGATTGGGCTGTTGCTCCGTCTAACCTTTGGGCTATTAGTTCTGGTAATGCTGTTGTTGCTACTATTAACCAACTTCGTATGGCTTTCCAGATTCAAAAGCTTTATGAGCGTGATGCGCGCGGCGGTACTCGTTATATTGAGGTGCTCAAATCTCATTTCGGTGTGACTTCTCCCGATGCTCGCTTGCAGCGTCCCGAGTACCTCGGTGGTAACCGTGTGCCGATCAACGTTAACCAAGTTATCCAGCAGTCCGGTACCGGTGCCGGTGCCGATACTCCGCAAGGTACCGTTGTTGGTATGTCTCAGACCACGGACTCCAATCATGATTTTATGAAGTCTTTTACCGAGCACGGTTATATTATCGGTGTTATGGTCGCCCGCTATGATCATACCTATCAGCAGGGTGTTGAGCGTCATTGGTCCCGTAAGACGCGCTTTGATTACTATTGGCCGGTTTTTGCTAATATTGGTGAGCAGGCTGTGCTTAATAAGGAAATTTTTGCGCAGGGTACCGCAAAGGATAATGAGGTTTTCGGCTATCAGGAAGCTTGGTCTGACTACCGTTATAAGCCTAACCGCGTAACCGGTGAAATGCGCTCTGCCTATGAACAGTCTCTTGATACTTTGGCAACTGACACATACAGGATAGTTGGTATTGTGGCTTCACCGCTTTATATCGGCTATGAGCGTGATGCGACCACGGTGGGCAACGGAACTGTGGTAAGCAACGTTTTTGTGCCTGAGAGCGAGTTTGTGTGCGATTATTACACTGAGCTTTATGTGAAATTCAAAGGCACTGACGAGCTTGACCCGTTTTCCGACGAGTACAAGCAGGCTGTGAAAGATAAGAGCGTTCAGGCGGTGGAGTTTTTTGAGGACAGTGTGAACGCAAGATTTGAAAAACTAAGCAGTGACGCTCAGGACAGTATTGACGTCGCTCAGGAGAAAGTTGACATCTTGAAACAGGCGCTTGCCTGCGACGAAAATCAGCTTACGGAGCTTTTGGCAACGGCGCAGAAGTCGGTTGAGGAAGCTCAGGAGGCTTATGATAAGGCTGAACAGAGTGGTTCTAGTGCAAAGTATCTTGCAAGGTCACAGCTTTTAAAAGCACAACAGCTTGAAGAAGTGGCAGGAAAGCTTCTTGAAGACAAAAAGACAGGAAGTACGGCGGCTTTTGATGAATATAATGGTCAGCTTGCGGCGGCAGAAGATGAGATAGCCGGAGCGAAAAAAGAGCTTGAAGCCGTTAAAACGCCTGCATTCTATCAGTATGACAGATTTGAGGCTAGCTCTGATTATAGTTCATTTTATGGGGACGCTCAGAAGGTCGACTCTATCGCAAAGGTGTTTCCTGTGTTCTTTATTCTTGTGGCGGCGCTTGTGTGCCTGACCACAATGACTAGAATGGTAGAGGAACAGAGAACGCAGATAGGTACATACAAGGCTTTAGGATACAGTGGGGCAAGAATAGCTGGAAAGTATCTTTTCTATGCAGCAACAGCGGCATCAGCAGGAAGCTGCATAGGTGTTGTTGTTGGATTGCAGATCTTTCCGAAGATAATTTATAGTTGCTATAATATTTTATATAACATTACTGATATTGACACACCGTTCAAGCCTGTTTATATGGTGCTTTGCTTGGTGGTGTCGGTGATATTCACCTGCTCGGCGGTGCTTTACGCTTGTATCAAAGAGCTTAAGTCACAGCCGTCACAGCTTATGCGTCCAAAGCCACCGCAGAATGGCAGGCGTGTTTTGTTGGAGCGTGTGAATTTTATATGGAATCGGCTTGACTTTCTTGCAAAGGTCACTGTGAGAAATTTGCTGAGATATAAAAAGCGTTTCTTTATGACAATCGTGGGAGTGGCAGGCTGTACGGCGCTGATAGTCACGGGTTTTGGTTTGAAATATTCTATAAAGACTATTGCCGAAAAGCAATTCAATGAGATATTTCTGTATGATGGGATCGCAGTACTTAATTCAGCTGATTTTGACGAGAAACAATTGGAGGACAAGATAAGCAGTATTGCACAGGTAGACAAATCTATGCTTATGCAGAGTACAGATGGCATTGCAGAAAATGAAAGTGAAAACCAGTCTGTTTCTATGATCGTGCCGAAAACTCCTGAAAATATGGGAGATTATATCGATCTTGTATCTGCTGAGAATGGATCAAACCTTGAAGTGAAAAGCGGTTCTGTTATCATAACACAAAAGCTTGCAAAGCTTCTTGACCTGAAAACGGGTGACACTATTACTGTAAAGCTCAGTGGTCATGAGGAGGAAGAGTTCAAGATAGGCGGAGTAAGCAAGAACTATGCTTTGCATTATATTTACATCACTCCTGATGATTTTGAAAGTGTATACGGTGAGAAGCCTGTTTATAATCTTTCTTTTATTGACCTAAAGAAAGACACTGATGAAAACTCTTTCAAGGAACAGCTTATTTCAAATGACGAGTTTTATGGAATAAGCTTTAAAAATGATTCAAGCAGAGGTTTCCTTAATTCTGTGGACAGCCTTGACGCTATCGTTATTTTGCTCATCGTTTGTGCGGGAGGCTTGGCGTTTGTGGTGCTTTACAATTTGGCAAACATAAACATAAC